ACTTACTTTACCCAAGTGAATAGTTGCGTCAACTTCTTCATTCAATTTAGATGAATAAAATCTCATTGGATATTCAGGTCCATACCCCAATACTCTTGTAGCAAGAATGATTGCATTTTTGTCACCAATTGTAATATCATTGATGTCTATATCATCAACTACAATAGATTCAAATAATTTATCCAACACAACACCCTTTTTAATAAGGTTTTGTGAAGATAAAATATCTTCTTCTTTGGCAGTCATGTATTTCAATGTTACTTTACCCGAAGAAAGAGGGTTATCTAATGGATATACTTTACCCTCAGATGGTAAGTCAATAACTTCCGTTGGAAAGTCAAATTGTTTTTCACTCATAACTTTTGTTCTTTAATTGTGTATATAAATATATAAAAAGAAAAAAGTTAAAAAAAAAGGAGTTATTCTTACGAAAAGAATCACTCCCTTTATTAATAGTAGTGGATTATATTTTAATACTCTAAAATAGCGTAATCGTATGCTAAAGTAAGAGAAATATCAGCAGGGTCATTAGAGGAGAAATCTAAATCATTAAAGTTTGCTGCTACGATAAATGCTCCTTTTAGTTTCCATTGTTCGATTTTATCTCCAACAGGTCCTAACATATAGAAATCAATATCTTTCTTGTAGAAGTCTGCGTATCCTCTTCTACCCGTGATTGATTCGTGTCCTAATCTTACCCACTCCATCACTTGTTGTGCTCCTGAAGGTACGATTGGGTCATATAGAGTAATCTCTAAATCTTGCCACTCTCCTTTACCTTGAAGTTTTCTATAAGTGTTGATGTGGTCTAACTTAATTTGTTCAAAGTTGATAGAAGGTCTGTTTGCCGTCTTAATTAAGTACGATTGGATACCATCAATTTCCATGATGTATCTGTTCTTCATCTTCGGTTCGAAGTTGGTAAAGAACATTTCGTTAAATTCTAATACTTCTGCCATTTTATTATTTTCTCCTTTATACTAATAAATATTAGTTATTCACTTTTTTGTTATGCCGAAAAAGATGCTCCCGTTGGTAAGATGTTGAAGTCAATTACAATGAATTCAGCGGTCTTAGCAGGTTGTAGGAAAATCTGTCCAGCCATTATGTTTCTATCAACTACATCAGGTGTGTTGTTAGTCTCATCCATAACTACTTTGAATGCGTACAATCCTTGTCTTTGTTGGATACCTTCTAAGTAAGGTTGTACGGTGTTGATGAATCTACCTCTTGTAACTGCGGTGTTTTGTTCGAATACCAAGTATCTTGAAGTACTTGCTACAAATTTCTTAACTGCAATCAACAATCTTCTAACATTGATTCTATCTAATGCTGATGCTTTATCTTGTAGAGTCTTTTGTCCAAATGCCACAATACCTTGTCCAGGGAATGATGCGATTGGGTTTACTTTGTTTTCATATAGTGTATCTCTTTCAGAATGAGTCAGTCTATTTAGTACTGATGCTGCTCCTGTAATTCCACCTCTATTCAAACCTGCTGGTGCGAACCACTCTGCTGCGATAGCATCGTTTGCTGCATATACTGCGGGTAGTAATACCGATGGTGGTACACTTATCAATTTGTTTGTGTTTGTATCTACTGTCTTAACCCAAGGATAGTAAGTTCCAACATAGTTAGAATCCACTGCGTTTGCTTGAGTTGTAATATCACTTATCGTTGCATCTGCTTTACCAAAGTCTGAGATATAGAATGCGTCTGACCTTGCTTCAACAACATCAATTGCTTTAGTTACTACCGATGGGTGTAATTGTCTAACAACACCAGGTGTTACTAACATATTGATATCCCACTCATCTTGGTTTGAAATTGCGTTTAATGCTTTAGTATAAGCAACCGAACCACTTGCAGTTGATGATGATAAATCTAAACCTTGTGAGTTTCCTGATGTAATGTTAGTTCCGTACTTTTTACTAATTGCAGGAGAACCTCCATCAAATCCACCTTGGAATGCTACTGAGAATTGTCTCTTAACCATATCAGATGAATCCGAACCACTCATTACATAATCAATTCCACTTAATACATTACCATCAAATGCGAATGCTGTATTTGAACCAGTTTGTGCTCCATTTGGAATTGGGTTTAGGTAATTTCCATTATCATATTTTACACCAGTTGTTTCAAAATTGAAACCTGAGTAGTTAATCGGTGAACCTGCTGTATTACCAGTTGACCCTGAAGTAAATACTACTGCTGGTACCCAAAGTGATTGTGCATCAGTTGTAGTTTTAATAGGGTTAGTATATGCTCCATGTGCGAATGGTGCTGCCGATACTGGATATAATCCTTGTTCTTTAACTTCTACTCTAATGTATTTAGAGTTATTTACCCAATCACCATATTCAGTAATCTTACCATTAGAATCGATAGTCATAAATCTATCTCCGATTCTTCTTGCGATAAAGTTAGGTGATGCAGGGTCTAAGTTTACATTATTATAAGTTTCCAATACTGACTTTCTCTTATCAGTATCACCAAATGCTCTAACTGTTACTGTAAATGTAGAGTAATCAGTTCCACCATCTTCTCCTGCTGCTTTTACATTGGAAATTGAAATCTTAAATCTTTTGTTTTCGTTGTTACCATATCCAAGTGTATGGAATCTGAATAAGTCGTATCTCTCACCAGATATAAGTTGTGATTGGATATATGGAGTATTTGCAACTGATGCTCCTGTTGTTGATACATCATCACTTAGACTACCTCCATTAAATTCTTGAGTTGGTAGTGCTAATGCAGTTACTGCTTCACCACCTGCTACTTCTAAGTCAACATTTGATGCTGCGTTCTTAAAATATGCATAAGTATATCCATCTTTAGAACCTAAAGGTGATACACCAAATACATCAGTAATATCATTTGCTGCTGATTCTAAAATAGATGAAGATACTTCACCAATACCACTACCACTTACTACAAATGAACCAGATGTAGTTGTTGATGGTGATACTGTAAATGCACCAAATCCAACTTCTGCATCTCCATTTTCAGTAGAGTGTAACACACCTACTAATTTTTTAGTAGAGTTATCAGAACCAGATGCTAATAAACCAACTGGTGTTGCTTGTGAGTAACCTCCTTCGTTCATTACTCTTACAACAGTTACAACTCCTGCCTCTCTGAGGTAGTTTTGTACTGCATATTCAGTATAGTAAGTCCCATCGGGTGTTCCAAAAATATCTTCAAACTCACTTTGAGTTCGAACGATTGTAGGTACAAATGCAGGTCCTTGTTTGAAAGGTCCTACGATTGCTGCTCCTATTTCTCCAATTCCCTGTGCTAAGAAAGAGAGGTCATTCTCTCTTGTAAATACACCAGGTGATACGATTCTTTCTGCCATGTTATTTTTTCTCCAAGTAAATTATTATTTGACTAATATCAAATTACACATATAAATATAAAGAAAATACCCAAAAGGTAAATTCAATTATTTATCCGTTTATAACATTACCCTCACCAAAACTTTCTTCTAATTTTGCTTTTAATAAAGGATAAGCAAAATCATAGATACTAACTTCTGATATAGGATTCGTTGAAATTAAGTTAACTTGGTAATCTTCACTACCAGTAACTGTTTCGTTTCTATAATCAATATTTGATTGTGTAATCTCAGAACCAGGGTTTGAAGGGTCTGGTACCATAATGTCTACTGACTCCGAAACTAAGTATGTTCTCGAGAAGTCTCTCGTTCTTGTAACTGATTCGGTAACAGCAAACTTATAGATTTCTAATATGTTATCATTCTTTGCTTTAAGTTCTTCATTTGCTGCATCAGGTCTTTGGTCATCATATTCCTCATAAGATGCACTTTCAGCAGAACCAGAATTCATGTATAATACGGGAAATACTCGTAAATACCCTAAATTTTTTCTGAACTCGAATGATTCAATACGAACATATCCTTCATCAGTAATACCTTTAGATGTTCCGATTGATGTGTTAATTATTAATGCCATGTTGTTTTCTTTACTCCTTATAAATATATATTAGTTTTTTCAAAACACAAATTAGTTTGTTATTTCTACTCTTCCCAAGGGAATGAACCACTTTCAATTCGTGTTTCGTTCCATTGTCTTTGTTCCTCTAACATTTTTTCGATTCTATAATCAATATGCTCCGCATATCCTTCACTACCAGAAATTTCTGCAAAAACCCATTCTAAAACTTGAGTTTGTGTTAGTTCATTATACGGGGTATATTCATCGGGATTATATGTTTGAGAAACATTAAATGGTGTTGCTCCTTCAAATATTGCTTCAATGTTATTTCCTTCGGAATCTTGAAAAGAATCATCTGTACCGATTTTTTCCCAATATGTTTGGAAAATGTAATCATTAACAGTTTCTAAAGAACCAGAGTAAGATGTTTGCTTATCTGCCTTTCTTAAACTTTTTAATCTCCAACTATAAGTTACAGCCATTTTTATTTATTAATTAATTTGTTAACCATATCTTTTAATTCAGATACTTCTTTAGATAAATATTCAATTTGTTCTTTTTGTGATTCTACGATACTATTTTGTTCTTTAATACCCTCAACTAATAGTGGTACTAACTTATCATAATCAATAGTTAAGTAGTTTTCACCTGATTTAGAACCGATTGGATTTCCTTCATCATCAAACTTAGTATCAAATGGAGCAAGGTGTACGATTTCTGGTAATATTGCCTGTACTTCTTGTGCCGATAAACCAAGTTGTTTTTCTTCTTTAGTATATCCAACTGATTTTGCTAACTCATTGTTGGTGTAATAGAATCCATTTAGTGATAAAATTTTATCTAATGGATTTTCGATATTACCAACTTTATCTTTTAGTCTTTCATCAGAATAGTATGCAATTACATTGTCTTGAGCATAAACCCAACCGTATGCGTATAGATAGTTTGCATTAATTCTATACATTCTTGATGTAGAGTTTGCATCTACATAATAACCAGTATTATTTCTATCATACATAATGAATGGTCTAATATCATTCAAGTATGATACACTATTTGCATTTAAGTAATAGTTTGTATCGTGGTCATAATAAATTGCTGCTCTTACTTGGTCTCTTACATAGATACCATATGACTCGGTGAACATTTGGTAATTACCATTGTGATATAGATATAATCTACCATTTCTCTCAGCATATAACATCCATTCATTATCAACATCGTTGTAGATACCAACTTGGTTGCTATCAGCAGACATGAATACATATCTTGCGTTGATTGAGTATCCTTCCCAAC